ACCATTCAGAAACTTGGGGGCGTAAAATTTCAGACTCTTTTGCATAACCGGATAGTTCAACATCAGTTCCGTCTTTACCTTTAAGGCTGTTTAAAAAATCCGTTTCAGTGCCAGTGTGACCGTTATCCAGCCAAATTTGATAGGCACTCTTACCATCAGTTCCATCTCGACCGGGAGAACCTGGCGCACCAGGCGAGCCGTCCTTACCGTTAGCTCCGGGTAAGCCTTGTGGCCCTCGATCACCATCTTTACCATCAATACCATTCCGACCATCTTTACCCGGATCACCTTGAATTCCTTGCGGTCCTTGCGCTTTGATCCCTGTATCAGTGGAGCCGACAAACCAATTGCCAGTAGCAGTGTCAATGTGAGGCGTTATACCGTTCTGACCGTCTTTACCGGGCTGTCCATCGACACCATCACGACCATTTTTGCCAGCAGGCCCCTGTGCTTGAGTGCCGGTATCTTGGTTTCCAATGAACCAATCACCGGTTGTGCTGTCGATATGCGGCGTAACTCCGTCTTTACCCGGTTCTCCTCGTGGGCCCTGTGGGCCGGGCTTCAATTCAATGTTTTTTAAATCTTCTTGAGTAGCCACATCGGACTTGTTCTGAATATCTGACCAATCAACGTTTAAGCTCCCGCACATGACCGCCTTGACCTTATCAATTAAGAGCGGCCATAGACGATCGGCGTCTTCTTGATAATATTTACGACCATAGATCGTCCAGTAAACACGATTCGTAACCCCATTATCAGGAGAACAACCCAAACCATAGATTCCATCTACCAGCATTGGTTTTAGAATAATTGCCTTGACCGTTTCCGGTAAATCTGTGGGAGCGGTAAATTTCCAATCATCCTGTGACATTTACAACACTCCCCTCTGTCCATGCCTGAATAGTCTTAACCTGTTCGGGTGTGAAAGTCACAATTTGACCGAAGTGATCTTCTTGCCGTTCACTTGTCCCCGTCATGACATTAAATTGATCTGGTCGGGAATTAATTCCCTTAATATCTTCATACAAAGCATTGATAATACTCTGCATAACTAAACCAGAGTTATTGAATGACAAGGTGGCATTACTATTATTAGGATTAAATGGTTTGTATTTAATCCCCAGCAACGTCACCCCGACTTTTAATTGTTTTTCCGGAACGATCACTTGCCAAACATCACCAATTGCAAAACCTGACTCAAAGATATTTTTAACCGTAAACGTGGTCTTCGGTTTGTGCTGAATATTCACATCGGCATATTGCTTCAAAGCATCCATATCGTAAATACTGTCCATTGTCAGTGGCTTACCACGATGACGGCCATAGCGTTTAATACTATCTTCATCTTCAAAATGGTAGCTCAAAGCATAATAGGTTTGCGAGGTTGTGGACGTTTGGCCATCGCCTAAAGTAGCATTCCCACCAGCTAATTCGGCCATTTTCTGATTACGTACCCCAAATGCTGGTGGCCACTGGTTAATCTTCATTAATACAGTACCGTCACGTTCATTATCGGCACCCACACGCCAATCTGAATCAATCGCAATTGAAGTGTGGTAAGTCGAGCCACGAGACCCCCAGAACAGCATATCGCCGGTTTGATATGGTGGCCCCACAACGGTACCTTGATACTCTTCATAGGTTGTCGGTTGGTGCATAGGAATACCAAAGTGATTGTATACGTAAGCAACAAATCCTGAACAATCCCAGCCGTTCGGCGTATTACCGCCCCAGACATACGGAACTTTACCAACAAACGATTTACAGAATTCCGCAATTTGGTTAGCAGCACCCGTCGTTTGCGGTTTCAACTCTGCCTTAGAAATTGGCGCACCATGTGGTGACCAACCTGAATGACCAGTGATTTGATTCCGCCAACCCGGAATGTTCATTAAAGCAATTAACTGATCCAGTCCTTTACGAATATTCGTGTAAGGTGGTCGGCAATAGTAATCGAAAGTGCGTTGTTTAAACTGCAATAACCCAATTGCATTACCATCAGCTAAGCCATCGTTACCACCGACCACATCTTCACGTCCCGAAGATTCAAGATTAATCTGCGCTTTAATCAGATTAATATCAGCATCAGATAACTTTTCGCCAATAATTGCCGCCGCGTTCTTAATAACTGGCGTCCAATCTCCATTAACTGGTTCATTAACACCATTGCTAACGCCACCAGTAGTGATGTCTTTCTCCATCTTGCCACCGTAGACCATGCAGTCATTAACCAAATCATTCACATCGGTTTGAATGTCGGCTTCCGTCATATTATGTTGATAACGGAATTGACGCCCGGTTTGATGTTGAATGCTTTGCAAGTCATAAATTTCCAGCTTATTGCCAATTGGCACGTAGTAACCGCTGAAATCTTTCAAATGCTGATTCAACCATTCAAATAATGACGTGTCCTGAACATCAACGGCAACGTTGGGAAAGTTACCGTGCAACTCGTAACTGATATTCTGGTCATTACCATTGAAGAACTTATCTAACCGATCATTTAATGAAAAAGTTTCTTTTTCAGCGGTCTTTTTAATCTCAACTCCTGGTTGCTTTTGATCCGTAGATCCACTAGAAGTTGTCCCACCGGATTGTTCTGGATTATCTTCTGTCGGAATGGTTTTATCAACTCGGCAATTTTTCATCTTGTCAATCATACTATGGTTAGCTGTGATTTTATATTGCAAGAAGCCTTTACTATCAAAGGTGACATCGGTTTGTTGAGCAACATAAATTTCGCCATTAAAAAACACGTTTGCCTTATCCTGCATGGCATTAAACACTTTCGCAAATTGATGCGTATAGGTTAAGTTAAACGTGATTTCATAGTTACTGTTTAATTGATAGTTAACTTCTAAATCCAGCAGATCGTTGTGACTGATTCGATAGCCGACCTGACTACCGTATGGTTGTACATAAACGACTCGTCTCATGATAACCACCACATCGGAAAGTCAAAACTAATCGTGCCAGAGAAATTGTCGATTTGAAAATCGTTATTACCAACTTGTAGTGAGATTACTCCCATGTCGGTATTTAACAAATCGCCTTTACCATCTAGCTCAGGGTTCACACCGTTTAACACCCAAGTTCCAGTAAAGCCTTTTTCTCTGGAAATTGATTCATTAGTGGTCTTATTCGTGACTTTCATTTTGCCACCAGAAGAACCTTGCAAGGTCATTTTGAATTCGTGACCCCGTCGCTCGGGATCAATCAGAACGTCGGATAAATTCTTCACCGTAAATGCGTTGTTAGCAAAACTGTACGTCGGCATGGTAACTGGTTGGTTGTTACCAAAACCAATGACGGCATCTGTTGACCAATCGGCTGTCGTGCCCACACTTCGACTTAAACCAATTTGATCCGTAAACGTAACTTCAGAAGCAAAGCCCCATTTAGTGAGATGAGTTTGGGCAATTTCCGAAACTTTCACGTAGTACATCCGCTGTGGCCAGTTATCAAAACAAATCCAGTATGGATCACGAGAAACTAAAAAACGTTGCAAGGCATCATAAGCCAAAGCAACGTCTTCTTGGTTTATCCCGTTATAGACTACTAACATTTTAATTTCACGCTGAGCATAACTTGTAGATAATAAGCTTTCACCATCGTTTATACCAATTTTCTGATATTCATCGGTTTGTTTGGCTTCCGCCACATAGGGAGAGTCAGCAACCAGTACCCCTTGCAAATCAGGAACGTCATACATACTTACCCACTTTTGAGCATCATCAGATAGCGAAATTTCAATTGGATCAAAGCCAACAGCATTTAAATCTGTGCCTTTATCCATATCAACAAAGCCGTAACGATGTGGTTTATCTTGACGTTTGGAAAATACATTAATCACTGATTACCGCCCTCCTTTCAGCATTACATAGGCTTGCGCACCTGTTTTTTCGTTGTAATCACGCATTCGGTTCAGCGTATCAACTGTCACAACTGGTGTCTGATCAACGTTATTAAGTTTCTTAATAGTTTCTTGCATCATCATTTCCATGCGCGCTTCAAAATTGCGTGAACTAGTATTGTCAATAATATTGTTAGCTGATAATGTGCCATCAACAGACATTCCCAGATCATTCATCCGCGCATTAATGGAATTAAGTGAAGCATTGAAATGATTGGCGTTAGCGGCCGGTATATCAACTACTGCTGCTTGGCTTAAAGTATTTACGGCGTCAGTCACTAATCCGACATTGTTTAAAATCCCCTTAGCCATCCCAGCAGAAACAAAATAACCGACCTCATCACGCATAACCCGAGATGGTGAATGGATTTTCAAGGCACTTTTAGCGGCGTTAACTGCTGCTTCCGCAACACTTTTTGCTGCATCAACAACCCATTTAATTCCTGATTTAATTCCATTTACTAATCCCATTACTAGGTTTTTACCAGCGCCGATCATGCCACTAACCATTGATTTAACACCACTAATTGCAGCATTCGAAGCGCCTTTACCAGCGCTGGTTGATTTACTAAATCCGGCAATGATCCCAGAAACAAACATTGAAATTAATTGCGTACCTGAAGAAGCAATTCGTCCCAGCGCATAACCTACCCCGTAAACGAATTGCATTACTGCTTCCATTGCAATATCAATAATTCGAGACATATTTTGGCCAATCCCGTCGACAAACGCCTGAAGTAGATCAAGAGCAGCTGTAATGATTTGTCCCAAATTAGCGGCAATGCCTTCAACAAACGCAACAATTACATTAGTAGCCGCTAACATAATTTGCGGTAACGCTATCGCAATTCCGTTTAAGAGATTAACAATGATTTGAGTTCCAATGGTAATCATCTGCGGTAAAGCGGTATTGAAAGCAGCCATTATCCCAATAATCATTTGCATAATAGATTGAGCGATAATTGGGATTTGCGTTGCCAACGTTGTAATAAACGTGGTTAACATCATGGCAAATCCTTGGCCTAATGCTGTCATTGTTGCAATAATAGTGGCTGCACTAGTATTTAAGTTGTTAAAAGCTGAAATTAACATGGCAATACCAGCAGTCGCCATGCCAATTCCAACCCCAATCATTAAAACAGCAGCCCCAAAGGCTACTAATCCAACCGCACCAGCAGTTAAAGTAGGAGCTAAGGCAGCCATAACAGCTGTTAAAACAGTGATTGCAGCGGAGATCGCTAATAATGCTACTAGCCCTTGTGTTCCTGTGGATGCAAATGCCGTAATTGCAGCAGTTAATAAAGCAAATGATGCAATTAATAGCGCCATTCCAGCAAAAGCTAATGCCGTACTTGGACCAATAGTTCCTAAAGACTTAGCAGCGACTGTTAAGACAGTAATTAACGCTGATAATGCAACGGTAACCGCCATTAATGTACCGACACCAGCTAAACCTTGTTTTGCTAATTGAGCTGTTGCAAATACTAATGCTGCCATTCCAGCGGTTGCTAGGCCAACGCCAGCTCCAATTTCTAAAATAGCTAATCCTAATTGCAATAAACCGTTTGAGGATTCACTAGCAGATTTCCCTGCTTTTGAAGAATCGACCGCTGTTTCATTCAGACCAGCGCTTGCCTTATTTCCTGCATTTCCAATTGGGAGTATTTTCTGCAATAAACTACCAAACCACTTAGTCATAGATCCTAAGCCTTTTACAGCAGAACCAGCCACATTGACAATTTTGCCTGCATTGGTGACAAACCCACCGATGGCGGTTGTTACAGGACCAATAACAGGAGAAAGCCCAACAAAATCACGAATTACTTTTGCAATTCCACTATGAGAGCTGTTAGCCCATTCAAGTGTGGAATTCATCATGCCTAAAATAGCACCATTAACACGACTAGATGATGACATCGCACTATTTCGTAATGCTTCCCAGTTACCACCTAATTGTTCAATTTGCGCACCGACATTTTTCTGCATTTCTGATGCTTGAGTACTAAGCGATTTAGTGGCTGATTTAGATGTACCAGCTGCTTTATCAACAGCCTTTGACCAAGCGTCCCAACTTTGTGCAGCATTGCCAGTCTTGTTAGCCATTGCATCCATTAAAGGACCAATGGCTTCCATTCCGGATGTACCAAACATTGACTTCAAAGCCTTAGCTTTCTGGTCAGGATTCAGCTTTGCCATTGCATTATTCAAATCTTCAAGGATTTGCGGGAATGACTTCATCTTCCCTTGTGCATCCACAAAACTGATACCTAACTCGTCCATCGTTGCTTTTGCTGTCTTTGACGGTGCTAACATTTGCAGAATTGCATGGTTCAAATCTTGTGAAGCCTGTGCAGCACTAAAACCGTGATTAGTTAGTAAACCAATGGCTTCGGAAGTATCTTGCAATGACATTCCAGCCATATTAGCAGTTCCGCCAACATTAGCTAATCCTTGCTGCATATCTTCAATTGACGCGTTGGATAGGTTAGCAGTTTGTACTAAGATTTCTGCTGCTTGGGCAGGTGATTTAATCGAACTCCCCCAAATGTTCATGGCCTGTTGGACAACTCCAGCCGTCATTTGTAAGTCAGCCCCAGCCGCAGTTGCGGCTTGTGCAATCGCTGGAAATTGTTCTTTAATTTGACCAACATTAGCACCGTTACGGGCCATTTCAACCATCGCATCAGAAGCGTCTTGGGCACTTAATGGCAGATCAGCTCCCATTTTATTAGCAACATCTGCTAAACCATTGATGTCTTTAGCCGTACCACCAGCAACAACGGCCGCTGTATTTAGCGACTGTTGGAATTGCCCGAATGATTTCAGGCTCTTCATTCCCATTGCAGTAGTTGCAGCACCAGCCACAGTCATGGCTTTACCAACACCATTTAATTTACTTTGTACATTGTCACCAAAGGATTGAACGGCTTGCCCAGCAGATTGCAACGCTCCCGACATGTTATCTACAAGGGAGAGCACCGCTTCAATTTTGTATGATTCAGCCATGCTTAATTCCCTCCTTTTCTCGTTCACGTTTCCAAGCATTCATATCAATTTTGCCAGCATTTTTGAGTTGTTCAAATTCTTCAACTCGTTTTCGGAACAATTCCGCATCATCTAGTTTCTTTTGACGTTCAGATTTAACAATCGTGTAATCATCACCAAACAAGCTCCGAATTCGTGATTCCTCGGTTTGTCGGTCAAAGAATTTATCAAATCGACTATAGATTGGCTTAGGGTGTTTTCCTTTGGTAGTTGCTTGTACTTGCTGGTTCCACCAAGCTAACGTGGCTAATTCTTGTTGCCGATCTAATTTTTTCAAATTATATGCTTCTAGTCGTAGATCATATTCTCGTAAGGTCATCTGTTCGATTGCCTTAATATCATTAAAGCCTAGATAAGCTAACGAGGTTAACAAGATCTCATGATAATATTGAGCACTTGTTAATTTCTGCGTATCTAGGCTTTTAGGTTTTTTGCAGCAACTTTAACTGAATTTGATTCGTTTAATTCCTTAATGACCTCATCAAAGAGTTTTTCAACATCAGCATCGTTATCTAACCACTTGTCTAATTGTACTTGTGTGGGATGACCACCTGTACTCAACATTCCAAAGTACAGAACGTCAGATAATGTAGCAGGATCGTATGACTTCAAACCAACTAACGCTTTTGATAACCCCATCCCAAAGGAAGCTCCTTGTACATTTAAACCAGCGGATTTATCTAATTCACGAACGAAACGAACACCAAAATTAGCGGTGTACTTCTTATCATTAATCGTTAATTCCATTACTTTCTCCTTTCAGCCGCCCTTGCGTATTGTTTATTTCGTTGGCGACAATCAATCAACTAAACACCAGGCGACATTTCTTTTTCGGCCGCTTCTTCGGTATTACCCTTTCCAGCATCTTCCGGCTTCCAAGCTTGGCCATCACCATCAGTACCGTCATCCTTCGGTGTACCCTCGACAACACCAAGACCACGAAAGACGTAAGCTAATTCGGCTTCAATGTCATCTGGCAAGGTTACCCAACCACGTCGTGGAGTTCCAGACACGGTAAAAGTCGTATCACGGGTTGAATTGTCATCAGGATCGTTATCATTTTCATCTTCCGTTACGGTTACCCGCATGTAGAAGGCGTAACGCTTACCATCAGAATTAATTCGTTTCCGGTAAACCACCCACGCTTCCAGTTGATCACCGTCAAGCAGTGAATCATACAGCATATCAGCCGCTTCACTGATGTGATTAATGAATTCCGTTTCCAAGTCGGTTTCAAGGGCTGACGAAGTTGGTACTACTCCAGACTTAGTTTGAGTAGTATCCACATCCCGTTGGGGATCAAACTTCAATGATGTTTGATATGGCAACAAGTGTGCTGCTTCCTTAGAAGCCCGAGAAAGCTTCCGGATAAACAGCAATGTGTCTAACCCTTGCAAATAAGTATCTTTTTGCAAAGCCATTGATTTCATTCCTCCTATCCTAAATCAAAAACGAGTGTTAAAATGCCATGCTTTAACACAGTATTATCAACACTCGTATCATTTAATATTTCCTTATCTGTTCGATCAGGTCGTCCAACAAACCGATAATGCTCACCAATTAAGACATGAGTGGCGAGCCCACATAATCGTTCTGCCATTTGCGAAACTTCAAATCGCATGCGGGCGTTGCCCCAAATATGAATTGAAATAGTAAAACGGGCGCCTAGAGCCGTTTTAGTTGGCAGATTGATTTGCTGAACATTGCCAATTTCCACAAAGGGATATTTAGCATTTTCTGATGCCATTGGCAGGTAATCATAGGTATCATACCCAAACTTTTTACTAGCATCATAGACATAATCGAACAGTTCTTGATCAGGCGAAATCATTTCCATTCCTCCTAATCCACTAATTTATTCAGGTCATTAACAAATCGTAACGACTGATATTGCAAGGCTGGGCCTAATGTAGGACGAGCTTCCATAAAACGCGTCCCTTTTTCCAGATAACCAAAATACTTCGTATGTGGAGCTACGACCGCTGTTAAACCATTATCAACAATCGACACGGTCACACTACCACTGGTTTTACCAGTCGGTTTAACAAATACTCGGCCTTTGCCTTTCTTCCATTCATAGTGCCCCTTATATGCTTCCGACATATTCTGTTTAGTTTTATCTTGTAAGTCGGCTCCATTTTTAGCAACTACCGCTTTAGCGGCAGTTAGTTGTGCCTTACTTGTCAACGCCTTGGATAATTCGCTAACGCCCTCTAATTTAACAAAGTTACTAGCCATTATCTTCACCCACAATCAAAGTAAATAACTTTAACGGCTTCCGTTGAGTAACTAATCGATACTTGGTGACATGTCCATCAATTAATAGGTAATCCCACTTGGCTGGTGGCTTCTCGTAAGTACGAACCACTTTACTGTTAGCGTTAAGGTTGCCCAATACTTGTGATGAACGGTCAGTACCAACGTCAGTTACATTAGCAGGTAGTTTAGTTACCTGATCTTCGCCGTCAACATAACCATGCTGGTGTGGATCGTAATGTGCTTTTTCTAATAAGTGAAATTCAACCATACTATCCATTCGCACGGCTATCACCTCGATACGGGTTGAAGAATTGCAACTTCCCCAGCGTTTTCACGTCTCGACCATGCCGGCGTTTCCACAGATTAATATCATCCATGAAATCATCAAAGTCAGAAGAGTTGAAAGTTATTGATTCGCCTTCTTGCGAATACGATGTCATTCCTTCATTCTTTAATCGGTTAAACCTACGAACGCAAACTTCCAATTCAATATAGCTTAATTCAGGCGGTAATTCTTCGTCTGTATTAAGTTCCAATTTAAACCGTAATGCTTGTTCAGTATTGCCAATAATTAAATTTAGAATACCATCTTGTTGATCTGACTTTAACGTCAACATGGTTTTGAGATTAGTTAGAACGGGGTTGTCCATTCTAATCACCTACTTTATTTGTCTGCTTTAGCAGGAGTTGATTCGATGCTAGAAAGTACAATACCATCAAGACGTTCAGTAGTTAATACGTTAGCCATTGTAACAACAGTTTCGTAAGTAAGGTTATTGTTAACAGCATCATGAGTAACACCAATTAAACCAGTTTCGTCTGAAGTCATGTTAAATAGTGAACCCACAGATGCGATTGGTGCATAGTAGTAGTTGATGTTGTCAGCTACAGTAGCGGCAATTGTCCCTTGTGGTACTTCGCTAGATAAAATAATGGTGTTAAATCCTAAGAAATTTTGGATGTATTGTAATCCAAAAGCAGTTTGAACACTGATTACTTGGTTACCTAACCAGCCGTAAAGATCTAATGGGTTAACGAATGCTACTGTAGTGGTGTCATAGTCTTCCCACTTAACTGCTAATTGGCCTAAAGCATTAGCCATTGACTTTTGGAAATTGTCACCGTTTGCCTTAGTCTTTGCAGCATCGGTCTTGGTAATGTAGCCAAATAATTCAGACTTAACGTCTTTTTGAATTTCTCGCATTAACTTGTTGTCAGTATCCACAATTGCTGGAGTAACCCCACCAGCAGATTGGATAGCTTCAATAGAAGTTTGCTTACGATACTTTTTGAAACTTAGGGTAAGTGTATCGGCTAACTTGCGAGTTACCTTGCTCAGTGGAATAACTTCCCCTTCACCAACAGCACCGTCAACCTTAGTTACTTCTGACTTATAAATCTTAATTTGGGAACCATTAGCTAATGGTTGCATACGTACAACACCTAAGGCGTTCAGCAATGTTTGAATACCTTGAGTAAACTGTTCAGTAAAATCAACAGATTGCGCTACTAAATCAGTAGTCACAGTTAAATTTTGATCAGCCATGTATTATTCCTCCTTTATTTGTATAAAGACATGTTGTCTTTAATGGCTTGAACCCGCTTGATTGGGTCCTTAATTTTGGAAATGTCTGCTTTAGATAAACTGGTAGCAGATTTCCCGTTTGTGCGTGGAGTAGTCCCACGTAAGGCTTCCTTTTTCGCAGAATCACGAATCGTATTTACAAACGATTTAATTGCCCCAATGTTATCAACCGTTGTTTGTTGATTAGTAGATACCACCATATTTAATACACTATCTGGAATCGTCAAACCGTCTTCAGAAAAAGCTTCACGAGTTGACTGTAAGTCCTTTTCTCGTTGTAGTTGTGCTTCAAGCTGAGCGATTCGTTGATCCTTCTCGTCATCTTCCTTTGTGGATTTCTGCTCCTTCAACAAATCTTTGACTGATACTTTACCAGACTTTAAATCTTCAAGTTGTTTCTCGGCTTCTTCCAGTTTTGACTTGTAATCACTATTTGAAGCCGTTAATTTATCAATTCGCTTTTGAAATTTAGATGTTAATTTATCGACTGCACTTTGGTCTTTTTGATCATCTTTAGGAGTTGGATCCTGTGGCTCCGTCTGTTGATCGTTTTGTGGTTCAACTTCAGTGTTTGTCTTAGTTTCTTCTTCTGCCATATGAAACCTCCTATAAAACTCGCATTTATTGGCTTGGGAGCCATTCTCGGGTTTTATTTAACGTCCACTACACACGGAAAAGGACAAAATATTTAATTACGAAAAAAGAGAACCCTTAGTATGAAAGGATTCTCTTTGAAAATAATTTAATTCGGAAAATAAACTAATGATTAATTATTTTCAAAATAAAACGTTTAATTTTTGACGGCTTTTTAAAACGATAAAATTGATTTAGACGTCGTTTATTCTTAAAAGTATAACTACGAGCTAAAAATGAAATGGTGACTTTTACCATATCACTTTCTGGAACAATCTTTATAGTTGAAGTGCCATCATCATTAAGTAAAAGATATGGAATATTTTTGCCATCAATAGATATTCCATCTGGTGTTTCAACCACTTTCGGCATCTTAGGCATTTTAGGGTTTCTCATATTTACCTCCGCTTTGATACAATTACACCATCCTGACCAAAGGAGGTGAAAAATTTGACAGATAACGAAAAGAAAGCTCATGATATTGCTTTAATTTACCTAAATCAATATATAGATCATTGTGATAAAGAAGCTTTTGATGAAGTTGTTATCAAAATGGACAATTCAGATGATTTACTTAATCTTGTCTATGATCGTGCTTATCAGAAAGCTTTGAATCATTTGAATAAAAATGCTTAATTTTATTTAAATCGTTCATTGATACTACTGGTCTATTATTAAAGCCACCTGTGATTGACTTAACTAAATCGCAAGTGGCTTTTAATTCTGAATTAATAGTATGAAGGTCATTGCCTACATTTTTTAAACTTCTGTGCAACTTTTTAAAACCTGAGCTATGCACAATTACATTGATTTCTTGTTTTTCCATAGTTACCTCCAAAATAAAAAGCACTCAGAATTAATCTGAATGCTCGTTCTTACAGTTTTGCCGTTCTAATAGCATTTTTCCACGTCTACCAACGGCATCAACAAAGTCATTAATCTTTTTCTGTTCTTGTGGCGATATTTTTCGTTTAGGTTTCCCCTTTAAAGATTGATTAATCTGATCAGCAGTTGGATTATCTTTAAATCTTTGTTGCCAATACTCACTTCTTGTCATCTTCTATTACCTCGATAATTGGTGTTTTATCTTTATCATAGTAATATTTTACAACTTTAAATCTAGTATTTCTCGGAAAAAGAACCTCACCTTCGTCGGACCTTATTGCTGAAATATCTCGGCCACTATTATTACTCAATATGCGTATTCTAAATACGTCTTCTTTATCATATATTCCCTTAGACGATGAAACATATGCAGGGTCTTCGTAATAACCATCAGTAATTATCTTATTCGCAAGTTCTTGTAATTTATCATAATTGGCTGCCTTAGTGAATGATCGATTTACTTTGCCTTTATATGGCGGAAGCTTTTTTAAAGCACTGTCAAGATTCTTGACAATGTATTTTTGAGTGTCAGTAAGTGGCAGGCCCCTTCTCAAACGATCATTTAAATCATAAGCCGAAAAACCAGTATATTGGTTTCCAGCCCAAATTTCCTTATCTGTTAACTTATTCTTACTTAACTCTGCTTCATCCGGTACATACGCTCCAATGGAACAACGGCAATTTGGATGAACCGGAACCATCGGCACATCTTTTACCGTATAAATACCTGGTTCAATGTTTTCTTCATCGGTTTCCGCAATCTCCACACAAAACTTGCAAGCACCAGGTTCAGCATACCATTTGCAGTATTCATAACCGTTGTCTTTTAATGACTTCAATTGAGCAGCATGTTGTACCCGTGCCGATTCAGTACGGGCGATTCGTTCAGCGACATACTGATGATTCGCCACGGTATCTTTAATCAAATCTTTTATACGTTGCGCCATGTCTGCATTGCTGGAGCCTTCAATAATACCCAGATTAAGCACCGCATCTAACCGAGCTTTTAATGCATCTTGGTTCTGCCATAATCTCTGACTAAACGTTGCCCCGTTAGTTTGGGCCATGATCTGCATTTGAACTTCTTTCGATGTCCATAACGAGCCTTTCATACTCGTACTAAGAATACTTGCCTGCCGTTTTAGTTCGTCGGTGTAGTCTTTAGCTAACTTAGCTTGCAAGTCGTCATCAATTCGATAACCAGCACGCACCATTTCTAAACCAATCTGCGATTTTAAATATTCCAATCGGTTAATCCGCATCGTAGCATTGTAGATTCGCATTCGCTCATTGACTTCATCGTCCCAATCATTGTAGGTCGGTATCTTCTTAGCAGCTCGCATTTTATTAGCTTCATCAACAACCTTCTTCGCTTCGGTTTGGTAGGCCTGAATATCAGCCTGACTAACCGCCTTGCGAGCTTCTTCCACCGTCGAACGATTAGCTTTGGCCAACCGATTAAATTGCGCGTCAATATCACGATCAATGTCAACTAGTGCTTGATTGTAGTGTTCATGAAGAATCTTGTTGAATGATTCATCATGCTTTAACTGGGCTTCTTGCCATTCGCGTTCCTTCTTGGCACGCTCTTCCCAATAACGACTATTCTTCACCATCAGAATCATCGTCCTTCACTTGATCCGGAGCAGATGGCGAATTCTTCAAAGCATTTTGCATAGTTGCTTTTTGTTCTTCTTGGATCCGTTGCATTTCTGCTTTCGGATCATCAACAAACGATAACGTTGACAAAGACGTTTCATGACTAGTAATGCCCATTAAAGTAGAAGCAGTTTGGGCTTCATCAGCCAAGTTAGCTGGTAAGTTTCGTTTAAATTGGAAATTCAAATCTTGCCAAGCATCTTTTTGTTGATCATTTAGAATTGTGCCAACACTGAACACAATTCGATATAACGATCTTAAAGCTTCAGTAAACTTTCGTTCTTTGTTGCTTGCCATGTTCCGCATGGATAACAATTTGTATTGCAAAGCTACCCCAGAACTGTTACCAGAGAACGCTTCGTCATTTAGATTTGGCACCATCGAGATTTGATAAATCAGCGTTACCAATCGGTCAATCATATGCTCTTGCATTTGGTCACCATCTGGTTTGCTAATAAAGTCCACAGTGGCGTTGGTTGCGTCAGCGTCAGGGCTGTAAATCATTTGGTTACCCATTAATTGAGCATCTGGCAAGCCGTCACCATCTTGGTCTAAATCAACGCCTAAAACCTTTAGATAGGCGTTATCAAAGTATTCCACTTGATTAGCCTTTTGGCTTAACACCTTGTCTAATGAATCAATTAGAGTTACTACGTTATCAAAAACGCCCTGACGCTCTTCATTGCCATAAAACTCAACGGCAGGAACAACCTGGTAAGGGTTGCTCAATTCATCGCCAAAGCCATTAGCCGTAAATGTAACAGCGTGGTTAGCATAATAAACTGTCCCAGACAACTCTTGTTTCTCGATATCTTTCCAATAACGAACGAAACACAACGGCTGTCTTGCTACCGTATCGTCATAAACCATGAACCCTTCAGCAGGTGACACATAAGTCATGCACGTTTTTGCATCTTCGTTTTGATAAATAAAAGCAAACGAACGTCCATAGATGTCCGCTTGCTTTGAAATTTCTGATAATTTGTCTTGGAAAGAATTTGTTTTTTGCCAATCTTGCAAAGATTCGTTTTCTTGTTTGTCGTCCAGCGTAACCTTTGGTGGAATCCCTGTGAAAAAGCCGTTGTAAGTATCAACAATATAATGTGGTAAGTTTGCTACCAGTCGATTATCAGGCCCAAACTGACGGCCCGGAGCATTTAGAATGTCATGCTTGCCCGTGTATAGATCCATGTTGTGATGATAACCCGTTGCATACTGGTCATTTTTATTAATGAACGACCGTAAGTCTTCCATTGTTAGTTCTTCATCTTTAGGATAAACAAAAATATGTCCATCTAAAATCTGTCCTTTTCGATTCACCGTTTCAGTCATTTCTTCACCCCTTTAAATATAAATATTTTTTAGTACCTTACCCTTAGGACTAGCAAGGCCATTAATTTCGTTTAATGCATAACGCACCGCATCAATTTCGTGGTTGTAAGCATCGACTGGTTCGTTGGTGTATTCACCAGTCTTTTTATCCTTTTGATAGGTGTAGTTTTCTAACTCTTCAATTGTTTTCACACAGCGATCATCAACCACAATGTGATATTGCTGCATGAATGAAATACCTTGCACGATGCTGTCCTTGCCTTTCTTAGCTGGACGTATTCGATAAATACCATCGCGCTTGATTTCAGCGATTGATTTAGGTTCGGCAGCATCAGCAGTAATGACCTCCTTTGCATAGCCCATTTGTTTAATCACCCGTGAGATATCAGAGTTCAACATACCGTGCTTGGCATATTCTTCCACGATGTAGATGATGTGATTAGTCTGATCAACTTTCACATGCATAAAAGCTGTTTCATCGTTGGTATAACCAAAGTCCAAGCCAAAGTAGGAAGGATATTGAGAGAGAGCTTGCGTATTAAGCCGGCGTTTTTCAAACACTGGAAAGACCAGCTTGTCTAGTGTTGCAAACTCACCAAGCGTATAAATTTTGTAGTAGGCCGGGTTCGTTTGCTTTAGGTTTTCAATCGTGCGGATGTTATCTTCGTCAAGAAAATGATTGTCTTTGTAAGTAGATTGATGGATAGCTACTCGATTACGATCAACCACTGTGTCTTCAGCGAACCATTGCTTATACGTCCAGTTCAACTTTGACACTGGGTTAAACATACAGAATAACTGCCGATCTTTATGTTTCGGTTCACGCAAACGTAAAGTTAATTGCGTAAAGTCATCTTGATTGAACTCAGACGCTTCTTCCATCACGACATCAGACAATCCTTTGATGGACTTAATTTTTTCTGGATCATCCATTCCTTTAAAAAGAAAAACCGCACCATTCGGTAAATTAATGGTCCGGTTCGACTTATTAACTTTACAAAGCGGCAGTAGTTTCCACGTTGACAAACAATCAATTACATCAGTAAAGATGGAGTCTTGAATCGTTCGGTCAACCTTTCGCAACCACAATACTTTTCTTGGATACTTCCAACGCTTTAACGCTTTAAGCACAACCTTTTGAACAACGCCATGCGACTTGCCTGAACTGGCACCGCCGTACCAAACTTCTACAAAGTGAGTGTAGTCAAACAGGCTATCAAAAATCTGCTTATTAAAGACGTTGTAAGGCTTTGGGAAATTAAGATTAATTGTCGGCATAATGAACCATCGCCACCAAGAAGAATTCGACTACTAACGATGTTATAAACATACCTGTCCCAATTAATCCAGGTTTCAAAAGCAACGTTGCAATGAATAAAATTGGCACTGTTAGCAAAGCAATTACTTTCTCAATCATCATAGTCCCCCATTCCAATATCAATATCGAGATTGCCGTTGACTTCTTTCTTATCAAGCCATGCACCGTAACGTTTTCCAATAAGTTCCATTGCTCGAATACGATCTGAAGTCTTAGTTTCAACTTCCACAACTTCACCCTTATTACTTAATTGTTGTTCTGACGTTTCGCCACGTCCAATTGCTGTCAGACGTTCCATGACTTCCTTCATATCCATTGTTTTTTCGGATTGAATTTCAGCGTTGCGCTTATCAATAGCAGCTCTAATGTCTGGTTTTGTTAGGTTTTCTTGACCAATCTTGCGAGCGGTCTTTTTAGAGTATCCAGCTTTAATTGCAGATTGAGTAGCATTACCAGAAATAATGTACTCATCAATAAAACGTTGCTGTTTCAATGTTAATTTTTGAGTAATACTACTCACCTCCTAATATAAAAGCCTGCGACCACCAATCGGTATCGCAGGTTTCTTCATTGTTTAGTTTCCTATAAATGTAATCAGCCCACCACAAGGCAATGAGTTTACTTCGTATGTCCATCGTGAGCCTCCTACTAAAAAAGCCAACCGTTAAGCTGACTTGTTATTTATTATGCTGCAATTTTTTAGCACACCGTTTAAAAAGAGCAACTTGTTCTTCCCAGCTTAATGATTCTGGTATTTCAATAAATAAAACCTTTCAATGTAAAAAAATGCCTCCCACGTCAGATAGTATCTGTCCCTTAAGGGATGTGAGAGGATTGTCTTCTATATTTAGAGAATAACATATCCTACATTAATTTCAATACAAAAAGCCCAGTCAAAAGACTAGGCTGAGGTTGAAACAAAATGTCGTAGTTTAACGTCGTTCCGGACGAATATAGGCAATGGGTCACGCTCCCATGCAATGCGCTTTCTTTAAGCTACCTATCCCGAATGATCGAATTGGAAATAAGATTTTAAGATGTACTAATTACCGTGTTACATAATTATTTCCATACTATCAGTTTAAGAGTTTTAAAACGTTAAATCGCATCACGAGTTTATCATTCATCTATCATAATAAATATGTAAGTCTCTTACTTCGTCTTGAATATGATGAAGCACAAGCTGATATTCATATCGATCTGCAAATTCATTCAGTGCATTAATTTGATCCCGTGAAAAGGTCGCAGTGCTGATGTTTAATTCCATCGCCACTTGATAGGCCAGCATATCATCAGCATATCGACTAAGCAGCAGTTGCTGTGACTTCTTCGTGCAATTGCACATGGCTTTGCCCACACAGTCAACAATCTGTTCTGCTAACCAGATATTCATCATGCGATTCTCAGTTGAATTACCAACCGGGCTACCAGATGGTTGACCATCGCTAACTGGTGATTTTAAATCGGCACGGTGCTTTCCTGATAATGCTAAATAACGGTCTAACTGATCGTTAAAAAAATCACGCACATTACTAGCCGTAGCTTTCAAATTAACCTCTCTCAATAGTGAACTCACTAGAAACCACCGTCTTCCAAGTACTGTGGTTGTCGTTTAAATTTGAAACGGTGCTTAACCATCGTTTGATCACGGATAGCTTGACTTATTCGACTTGTAGTAATTGATAGTAATTTAGCAGCATCTTTCGTTGTTTCAAAAATTCTGATGCTGTTAGTAACGATATCTAGCATGACGACTGCTCCTCTGCCGCTATTTAACTTTACCTTATCTAAAGTTTTACGTTGGTTTTCATGTAATTTAATTGCATTACGAAAATTTTTAATTCTACCAATATCCGGATCGTTTAAATCTGCTTCAATGTCCCAATCATCACCATATTTAGCATGGAGACGATCCAAAGCATCATAGATTCCAAACTGTTTAAGGAAGTTCATCTAAACCAGCTCGCTTTCTTCCACGATTGAACCAAGGACTGACTGTAAACGCCAGAATATCATTAACGACATAGATTAGTGAATTAACTGCCATTGCTAAGGTAGCGTCACCTTGAACAAAGGTTACTGCCCAAAGAATCAATTGGAAGACTCCTGATGCTAACCACCAGAAATACTGGTTGTTGTACCGCATGAAACACATAATTCCAGCGGTTAAGCTGATGGAGAAGCTAATAGCATCAATCCAAGGACGTGGGTCGTTAGTAAACTGACCGATTAAATATCCAGATACAACGTAAACCGCTAGTGTTCCTAGAATTGCTACTAACCAACCAAGCTTAGTGAACTTCCGTAAATGATTTTTGGTATCGTCGTTCCAAGAATTGATGGCTAAGATCACTGGTAAGTCCAGCGTTGCAATATAAGCAAGCTGTTCAAAAATTGATAGGTAATTCTTTGCTGACCAGCCTGCATAAATAAAGCAAGCGGCACTGATTAAACCAAGCCACCCATTGATAGCTTTGGTGGCATTAATAGCAAGTACACAAAGGGTTCCTAATAAGGTACCAATAAATGTAATCACCGTCACAGATGTTAGCTTACCTTGAATTAACAATGCCAATTGGAAGCCAAACGCGAAGAACCATAAACAATAATTCTGCACTGGCCACCCCTTCAATTGCTTAAATAACCACTTGAAATAATTCATATTAAATAACCCCCTGTTCATGCAATTCGCATAATTTCTTTAATTCATGTTTGTAAGTTTTGATTTTCAATTTGTCAGTGTTAGTTTCCTTCGTTTTTCGACCTAACCGGCGTTCATACTTTTCAATGCTTAGTCGACAAAAACCAATTGATTGTTGATATGGATAACAACCAGTTTCCATCTTCCAGAAAATATCTAAGCCTTTGCGATTTTTATAATAGTTCGGTCGTAATTCTTTCATTGATCGTCCTCCCAGTCATAATCTTCTTCTGGTGTCATTTCGCTTAGTTTGACATTCGGTACTATTTCTTCGCCATTCAATTTAATAATTAGGCATTCGTTTTTAAGTTCGTTGACTTCGCGGATGGAATAAAGACTCCCTTGATAAATGACTGCGCCGCCGAGCATGGCTCGCATTACTGCATCGTGTTTGCTAATCATTTATTTTGCCTCCACTGGTTCTAGCCCGGTTCTAACCATATCGGTTCGCCATGTACCATTAAAATCAAGCTGATTGATAATCTCATTGATTTCATCAGAAGTGAATTCTTGCTTCAAACCTGGTTTTAATGCACAAGCAAATAGCCTGTTTTCACCTGATCTTCCAGCAGTCAAATATTGCTGACCATTGTCTGAATTAAAGCCCTCCAACCGTATACGGTATTTTTTAGGCTCTTCAATTCCGTTATCTCGAATGTCTTTAAGCTAACAATAGACATCATACGAACCTATCTGATCATTGAGTGACATGTCTCCAAGCTTCTTTATTTTCATTATTAATTCTTCTTTAGTCATTTTTACCTCCATAATCCTTAAATCCATAACCGACCAACTCCTCATCCACAATCTTCAAGGCATCATCGACTGAACGAGCAATGCCATGAATGATGTGATGAGTGGTTAGCATTTTGTGAAACTGGATCTGTTCCTTTCGAGGGCGTCCAGTTTTTGTTTTAACTTCGATAAAAAACGCTTTGCCCGACTTCCAGATAAAACCAGAAATATCAGGATAACCCGGCTTTACACCAGTGCTGAAGTAGCGACCGTCAGCAGTTTTACCTTTACCCACGTTAATACGAAATGGGGTGCAGTGATGAGCTGACAATGCTACTAAAATATCTGACTGAATTTTATGCTCGGAGGTCAAAATTTAACCCCCGTTAACATATGGTCACGGATCCAGTGCTGTTCCGACTGAAATGGTTTCCCAGCTCGTCGCCATAACACTAACTGCGCTCGTAATGCAGTCGTAGTTGATTTTCTTCGACCACCTTTTTGTCGCTCTAATGATAATCGTTTTAGTTCCTCATCACTGAGTTGTTGTAACTCTTTAATCGTTTTAGTTTTCATTGGTTCCTCCTTCACGGGCATCCCACCCGTTCGGTGTTTTAAGTGCACTGACTTAAGTTTGTATTATGTGACGGATGTTGTGACGGATGTATAAAGCCACAAAAAGCCTTATGCCATAACGTTTACAGCCTATTTTTTAGCATGTGACGGATGTTTTAAAAATAACTTTTTATATATGCTTTTTATCTTATTTTTTTAAAACTTTTTTTCAAAAAGATCCGTCACACTATATAAAATGCATCTAAACCATTGGCATTATAAGGTTTACCATTATTCAGGTATCCGTCACATATCCGTCACACTTGTTTGTTAATGAACGACAAACGGGAATCAGATTTTAATTTCAAACCTATATAGAATTTTCCTGCTCTTGTCTTTTTACTTTCATATTTCTTGGTCATCTCTCTCCCAAACTTTTGTTTAGGCATAAGATATTCAGAAGATTCTTTGGCCCACTCTTGATATTTTTTAAATAGTTCTCCAGCGGGAGCGCGATAGCCTTCACCGATATCACAACATTCAGAAACGAAGAAACTAATAACATCCATTTCGTTCCGATATTCTTCACTAGCATCGGTAACAATCTTTGGGGGGTTAAGTCCTTCTCGCTGCCACATCATGGCACCTTGTACAATCCAATTTAAGATTCCACTAGCTTCACGTTGTAGCTTGTATTTCAGCTCTTTATCAACTTTGTCTTTTGGAATTTGTACTGGAAATGGTATTAACATGATCCGACGCCACATACCATCATCTGTTCCACGAATTAACGGCTTATGGTTCGTTGCCATCCAGAGTTTGAACTCTGGTGTGAACTCAAATTCACTAGCGTAAAGGTGACGAGCAACCATTTTATCGCCACCAGTCATTTGCTTAACAAGTCCTTCATCTAAACGACTGCCTTCGTTAGCTTCGCTAGATACTACCAGCCTTGCACCTTCGAGCCGTGCAATATCAGAATTAGCTCCAGAACTGTGCTTAACCATAATGGAACTAACATTCATTGTTTCGGCATAGGTTCCTAAGATATCTGAAAGTGTGTTGATAAAAATTGATTTACCATTACGTCCATTACCATAAAGAATGAACATTACTTGCTCTTTAGTTGAACCTGTGGCTGAATAACCAACCGCTTTTTGAATGTAATGAATTAATTCTTCATTGTTATCAAAAATCTGATGTAGAAATTTATCCCACTCGGGACAATCGATATTGTCGGTATACTCTGCGTTTGTAATTTGACTAAACATTTTAGATCGGTCATGTTCTTTCAACACTCCAGAGTTAAGGTCGACATACCCTGATGCGGTATTAAGTAACATGTGTTCCTTATCAAAATCACTATGTAGCACTGGGACATGGTGTTTAACTTCTTCAAGCATGTTGTGCTTGCTTCGATTATTACGGGACTTAGCTTTAAACGTATTCCATTTTTTTATGGCGTCTTCTTCATTCATGTTGTCCCAAATATGAAGTTTTTCATCATCCATTGCTTTAACTGTTGCGTCGCCAAATTTTTCAACTAACCCTTGTTGATCGGGTTCCCAATAGGCACCATTGTAGAAATACCAAGTCTTATCAATATAGCTATATAGGAAATAGTCACCATATTTATCCAAGAATCGTTGAGCGTTTCCCATATCATCCCAAGAACGGGGTGGCTTAGGCTTATTGCGTTTTTTCTTTAGAAACGACATATCATAGTTAAAAATTGGTTTGTCGTTTGGGTTAAAAACGTTGGTAGTTTCGTTAATTGCCTTATTCAACAAGGCAATTCCGTAAGTAGTTTTTCCGTGTTTTTCGTCATACTTATCTCTCATCAAAGACGATTGACGAAAAATGCTATCCATTTGACTAAAGTCTCTACCGGTCCAAAATGCTAAGTCGTTTGCAAATGCTAAATCGGCTTCTGACTGTGATGGATAAAATTGTTCCCATCCGCCTTCCATAAACATTCGAAATCGATCACCGGTTGATGATTTTTCAGCACGATTGATAACTTCGTCTTCTGTTAAATCATTAGTTGTAATGTTGGTTTGTTTACGAGGGAATTCTGTTACCTTATCATCGTGGAAGTAATGATCATAAAGGCGCTGCATTGATTCATCATCAAGTGATTTTATTTCTGGCTCACTGTTTAGCGTATTACCAGTTAAGGCAAAGAACCTACCAGATTGGTACATTTCATAATTGCCTTTGCGCCGTCTTTTACCTGGTATTTTGCCTTTAAAAATACAGTGGATTCCTTCTCCCGACATTGACACTTCCATGTAACTACCATGTGTTAAATCATGAGCCTTATTAACATAGTTTTCCGGGTCCCGGTCACCTTGTTGAACCTTTTCCAGCTCATCACCAATGTGGTCAATATCGAGCCCCACATAACCGTTCGCAAAGTAGAATGCTAACCCATCCGCTTGCGGATATTTATCCATAGCTCGCATAGCCGTGTCAAAATCAGACCAAGTTGATGGATCGTTAGATTTTCCATCTTCACCATTCCAGGGATTAATCGGAATTTTCGTATATTTTCCACGTTCTTCCATCCAGATACGATGATAGTTCCCCCATTGAGTTAGTTTCTTTAATTCATTGGGAACTGCTTCATACATATTATTTCTCCTTAAAATGGAACTGAGATTTTATCGCTTGTATCGTTGCCTTCGAATGGACCTGCTTGTTCAGTATCTTTTTTCACCCACGTGTGTTGTACGTTAGGAAATTTTGAAACTTGCCAGTCCCAAGGTGCTGGACGATTGACTTCTGTGACATTGCCTTGATATTCATTCTTTTCGACTTTGATGTGAATCCGAACCGGCTTGTTAGTCATGATTTCAAAGAACTTTTCAATTGTGTCGATATTGGTTCCTTCTGGAACACCTGCTGCTTGCATAAAGTACATCAAATTGTTGGTGTCATATTCATTCGTCTTCCGGCGTTTCCATTCATTTACCCACAAATGACGATTGTGTTGTTTGCCGTTTGTTTCGGGTAAAGCTTGATCTAAATCGTTTCGTACCACCAATTCAAATTGAATTGCTTCTGAACCGCCTTTCGATGCGACTTCTTGAACACCTTTAATGATGAATTCATAATCACCTTCTGGAAGTGGTCCGTTGTTGTTAGTATTAGTGTTTGTATAATCTGTAGTTAAAAATGACATAATATAATCCTCCTATTAATGAACCCAGCCTCTTGATTTCATCTGAAACCATACCCAACCGGGCTTATATCCTTTAATTTTTGCGTATTCCTGTAATTCAGCTCGTGATTTTAACTCACTAGGATTTTTAGTTGCTAAATAATTAGTTTGAAATGGTTTGAACTGTGAAACATCTTTTAATTCCGCTTTTTTATCAATCGTTATTTCTTGCTTGTCGACTTCTATTTCAGCTCCGCAAATTGGACACACTTTACAGCTTGCTGGAATTACTGCGAAACATTTTTTACACGTTTGAATCGCAACACCATTACTACTATTTGATCGTTGTTTCTTTTTACGATCTTTGAGTGTCCACGTTCGTGGCGTTTCTGGTAAGCCGAATTTCTCAAAGTTTGAAACTTGATCAATAATAATGGCTTGCTTGTGTGGACGATAACGCATTGCTCTCATTGATTGTTGAATGTAAAGCACTAGCGATTGCGTTGGCCGTAACATAACTACACAGGAGCAATCTGGTACATTGAAACCTTCAGAAACCAGGTCCACGTTGCATAAGACAGTAACTTTTCCATTTCGAAAATCTTGCATAATTTTTTCTCGTTCTTTAGCTGGTGTTTTACTGTCAGCGTGAACGGCTGGAATTCCTGCATCATTGAATTCTTTGGCAACTTGTTCGCTGAACCAAACAGCATGACAATAAACAATCGTTTTGCGTCCGTTCGCCTTTTCTAACCAATTTTTGACGATATCGCCACGAATAATCTTTTTAGCGAATTCATCCATTGATTGGTTTGTGTAATCACCAGTTGATGATTTTTTTAACATCTTAGTATCTGCTTGATAACCGTATGTGGTTTCTGGAGCTAGGTAATGATGGTCGATTAACCATTGCACTGATGGTCCTTCAACCATGTCATCATAAACGTCATGTAGTCCTTTTCCCGACAGTCGCCAGGGAGTCGCTGTAAAGCCCAGTCTAGGTACATCGTTGTAGTAGTCATAAATTTTACGATACGTTTTAGCCAAACTATGATGAGTTTCATCGGTAATAATTAATGATGGTTTTGGTAACTTACCTAATCGATTCTTAATCCTGCCAACCGTCATGATGGTGGTATGGGATAAGTCGATATCATCTTGCTTAAAAGTTTGTTCGATTTGTTCAACCAATTCTTTTCGGTGAACGGTAAACATTACATGTCCACCTTTTTGCACTGTTAATCGAACTATTTCAGCAATAATAATTGATTTACCTGAACCTGCTGGACTAACTAGCAAGACAGCATGATGACCTGTGGCTAACGATTGACGAGCTTCATCTATTAATTTTTGTTGGTAAGGGAATGGTTTATACATTTTTAATCACCACAAAATTTTGTGTTTTATGGACAATTGTGCGGTTGAAGTTTCTGAATCATTTTCGTGGTAAAAAGTCTTCAAAATTCTGTTCAAATCTTCTAATTCAAACCCGCCCCAAAGCGCAAAGTCAATTGGTCTGTTGTATTCTTGTCCATTAAAACAAAGCGGCCCACTCGTGAAGTCAATGTGAATGCATGTAATTGTATGCTTGGTATCTTGACTTGAATCTTTCCATATATCTACTTGGGCTTGTAAAAATATTCCTTCGAGTTCAATAACTTCTTTTAGTTTGACTGCATCAGGAACATTATCTTTTTGGGGATCATGTAAATATTTTTCCATTTTATTTCCCTCCAAAATTAAACAGTTCTTCAATCTTGCAGCCTTGTCGACTGTCTAATCGATTCTTTGCAAAAACACTATCGTTGCCTTCCAAGATGACTCCGCGTGAGCCATCATCGGGTTTTATAATCATCCGCCCGACAATATCTGTTAAACCCATAAACATGTCTCGGACGCTATCCCGAATTTCTGGTGCAAATTGATTAAAACTTTGTCCGGAAGCTGTAGTAATCGGAACTTGTTTTTCCCAAGCTGTTACTAGAATGTTGACTGGAAAATGATAAATAGCGCTAATTACTCGTGCAAAGTAATTTGTCCAAGCACTGTAGTCTTGCAATTCATTATTAATCCCGGACTTAGTAGCTCGCCCACGTTCAATAAACCAGTCCCGTTCAAAACTACTGATATTATCAATTACGATGTTGTCATATTTCTTGACGAAAACCGGCAATTCTCGAACGAAATCAGCAATTTCTTGATCTGGAGTTGTTCGGTTAAAGTCAATAACATCAATATCTTGACCAGCTAATACTTTTGCCGAGTTGTCTAATGATAAGACTAAGGTTTTGCCTTTCAGGTATTTCACTGATGATGTTTTACCAACACCGGGTTTTCCGTAAATACAGATCCGCCAATTTTGTGTTCGTTTAGCGTCTTTCATAGACTTAATTTGCATCATTTAATCACCGTCCCTCTGTTAGGTTCCAAGTGAGCGCCATCAACAGTTAAGCCATTTTTCAAGGCTTGATAAATTTCTTTCTTGTTAGGCTTAACTACTGATTCAATTTCCTTGTATTCGCTTGGCAGCTTGTCTTCATCATCAATCACTGTGGACGCTTTGAAGTTACGAACTGATAGCATGTGATTGTCAGTATTAAGTTTCTTAATACCAGCATCATCTAATGCATCGGTCATATATTGCTTGATCCAATTCAGTTTGTTAATTCGATAAGCTTTTTCATCACGCCATGTCTTTTGCTTTTCATCAATAAAATCGATTTCTGATTTTAGTTGGTCAGCCCAACTTGCCAAATTATCCAACTTGGTTTTGCGATCGTCATCGATAGCATCTAAAGTATCAATCAGTACTTGCGGATCCAAGTCATCACGTTGTGATAGCGCTTGGTATTGGTCGTTTAATTGAAATAAATTAGCCATTATTCCACCCCATTCCTTTGCAAATTTGTTGGTTCCAGAAATCTAAGATTCTGAAGTAACGCCGACATGCTTCATAGTTATCAACAGTCACCGTCGGCGCTACTGAATGGCTATCTTTAATCATTTCTTGAGTTAAATCGTGTTGTAATTTCTTACAGCCGATTGCGTATTCTAAATTCATGGTATAATTAACTCCTAAGGTTTTTATTTATTGCGTCTAGTCGTGCTAGCGACTGGCGCTTTTTTTATTACGCTGATAAGGTGTCGCCCACATGGCAAAATCCCAAGCTATGACAGGCACCCAAATTAGAAATACCCAATTCATAGCAATGTGCATGCCTTCTCGGTAAAAGTACACAAGCAAGCAACCGCATGTGAATTGGAAGATTGATTTTAATAGGTTCATGAAGATCACTTCTTTTCTGGTAGAATCAAACTAGTTCAATATAAAGGTGGTGAGAAATAATGCATTTATCCATTTCTGAAATTATTGCCGTTTGTGCTATTGGTTCCCCTGTATTAGTTACATTTATCAACTGTTGGTTTGAAAATAGACGTAACTTGGTTGATCATCGAATTTCAGCAATTAATGAATTAATCAAGCAAAAGCAAGATGCTCTATCACAATTTAGTTACATGTATTCTGTGTTTCTAATGGAACCAACAGTTGGTAAATCTAAAGTACGTGAAGACCTGTTTAAAGCTACTGTTCGTTGTTTATGCTATGTTGATAATGAACACCGCCAATTGGTTGACCAAATAGAGATTGCGCTTCGACAAGGCACTGTGGTGGAGGTTGAAGGTAAATTTTATAAAGTACGTAACCTTTTAATTCACTCAATTGACAAAGATTATCAACAAATACAACGGCTAGTGGTTAGGAAGCCAATTGCAATAAGAATAAAATCCAAATTACATATGGAATAAATGTTCCAATCCAAACAATAGGATTTTTTATTTGTATAAACACAAAATTTGCAATTAAACATGAGAGAACCATCCCAAATAAAGCTGCATCCTTCATTCAGTCATCTCCTTTCGAGGTGGCTTTTTTAGTAATTCCAAACGACAATTGCAATTCCAATCAAAACCATCGTTGTAATAATGATTGCCATCACATCACCCCTTCCAATTAATTTCGTCAGCGTGGTCAGCAATCCAGTCTAGTGCTTTAGGCCTGATCTTTAATTTGTGACCTTTACCAGCATTCAAATTAAAAGCGAATTGCTTTAATTCTGGATTTTGACAAAACAGGTCGTTTCTGATCCAGTCAGCACGTTTCCGTACTGGTAGCTGTCGTTGAAATTCCTTAACGGTTAACAAGTGTTCAACCTTTGGCTTAATCTCAACCGGTTGAAGATATGGTTTTAGGAATTCCGCAACCGCTTGTCGATCTTCTGGCGGTGCTTCCTTGATTAGTTCTAGTAGCGCGCTCATTTGACCAGCTCCTTTCTGGTAGAATTAAACTGTCAAAAATTTTCAAAACTTGGAGGCCCTTATGGATTATCAAACCTTAGGATTAGTTGTATCTTTAACTGTCAATATGCTTCAGTACCTTTCAAGCTGGCATAAGCAAAACCAATCGTATGAATTAGATAAGTCTCGCCTAGAGCTTGAAAAGAAAAAGCAAAATGATGCTGTAGCTGAGAAAAAAGCTCTTAGGCAGTTTCAGTCAAGCGAGAAACAACGGGATTATAAATTTCGCCTAGATTCCCAAAATGCTGCTCATCAACATGAATTAGATAAACTACGGTTAAACGAATCTATCGAGGTTCATCACTCGCTTGTGCCTCAACTGCAAAAAATCTTTTCAGATTACATTGCTATTACGACTAAGGAAGTAGCAAATTCTACAACATGGCCCATGATATTTTCGCCAGAGCAAAAGCAGCAAGAAAAGATTGTCTGCTTATATTGCCCGGATGCTGTTCCAGTAATTGAACAGATGAACTGGTTTAACGAATCGAACTGTCCCACTGATGCTCACAAGGACTTCATGGACTCATTAACTAACAGCGTTGTTCCCGTGTTAGCTAAATATCTGTCGCAATTGCCCAAGCCAGAAAAAGACTCAAACAAATAGCAAAGACCAAAGCATACAAACTTCTATGTCCACCATCGTGACCGTCATATAGCGCCATTTGCATACAAAACGGTACAAACATGATTGGAATTCCAGCAATGGCTATTACAAGATCAAGTTGGTGCCCTGTCATTGTTCCCCATCACTTCCTTTCTGGTACGCTTTAATCCTGCTCAATCAACGGTATAATATCGTTACCGTTTGGGAACGTTAATTGTAAAAAAAATACCCATGTGGTCCTTATCATAGCCAAGAATAGCAGCAATTTTAACGAGCTCATTTGCACCAATCTTAACGATACCACTCTCCCGTTTGGCATAGGCATTGCGTGTCATTCCGAGTTTCTTGGCCATTTTATCTTGAGTAAGGCCACAATGAACTCGCTCTGCTTTAATCCTATTTAAATCTAAACCCACATAGCATATCTCCTTTCTGTTTTAAAAATTGTACCCGTTCGGGTACGATCTATATACTACACGTGTTGTTCCCAGTTGTCAACGAAATGTTTTATATTTTTAGAAAAATGTTTGCGTATGGGAACAATCAAGGATATAATTCATTGTAAATAGGAAGCTGCGACAAGTTATATAGATGGAGATGTTTACATTGAGAAGTAATGATGAAATTATAAAGTACTTAACAGAATTAAAAAACGAAAAACAACTTTCTATTAGTGAAATTGCTAGAAGAGTTGGGATGGCAAAATCAACTGTTTCTAGATATTTTAATAAAACTCGTGAATTTCCAATGAATGATGTTGATAAATTCGCTAAAGCCTTTGGTATTTCTTCTGCCGATATACTTGGAATGGATAATTCCACTCCCACACCCAAAACTGCTGACCTCGCAGATGAAGATGTCATTTTTACATATGAAGGTAAAAAAATACCACCGGAAGATCTCGAGTATATGAAGCGAATCTTACGTGGCGGTAAAGCTTAGAGGTGTTATTTATATGGATGAAATGACATGGAATCTTTCTAAAATTGCTTTTGATAATCATATAGATGTTCAATGGGCGGGAGTACTAAACGAATATACCCCACCCGCTTGCGATATCAATACTAAAATCATCTGCATGAATTATCGATGGCATCGACCAAAAGAAATCGCCTTTCAGCTAGCACATGAAATTTCTCATATTTTGAAGGGTGAAGATGAAGACATTTGCTTCTATACTGCTTCATTTACTGGTAAGTCATCAGTTGAGTATAAAGCAAACGTTGGCGCAGTTGAGTTAATGATTCCTTATTATTGTGATGGTGTGGATAAGGAAATCATCAACGTCAATGACTTTGAACAAACTTATTTGATACCGAGCTATTTAGACCCGGTGGTTAGAGAACAAATTGCTGAATACTACATTGGGAAATAATTATATTAGGGAGAAAATAAAATGAAAAAAATCGGTTTAATCAGTCTTACTGCCCTCGCCTGTTTATCATTAGCAGCGTGTGGGAATCAAACAACAGCTCATAAATCATCAACTACTAAAACTGCACAGGTTCATAAAAAGTATTACTTTGATGGCAAAACTGCTAATTTGAAAGACGAAAAAATCACAATTAATAAAGTTAGCTTCTACAAAGGTGACGACTCCACTAATAATAAGAATTTGATCGTCTTTGATTACACCATTACCAACAAATCCGACAAGGATATTAATGCTATTACTGGTTGGCAAGCCGTTTTTAATGCTTATCAAGATAATAAAAACACGGAGGGTAAATTAGAGGTTGGCCCATTGCCTAACGATACCAGTGAAGAAATCTTGCACAATCAAGATCAAGCTATTAAAAAAGGTGGCCATGTTAAATGTCGTACGGCTTACCAACTAGATAGCAATTCAAAACCAGTCGTATTAAAAGCTGTCAAAGGCTATGATGGCAATTTCTTAGGCAAGAAAACATTTAAGTTGGGGAAATTTAAAACCGCTGAATTTAAGTCGTCTCAAACACAAGCAAGTTCAGCCAATTCCAGTTCACAAGTTAAACAATCTGCGTCTAGTGGCAATAATCAAACAAAACCATCGCAATCACAAGATCAACGTCCTTCTGACGTTCCAGCCAATTTTAAAGAATACACATCTTATACCACTGATGGTCATAAAATGACCCAGTGGAATGACGCAGGATCATACTGTGGTGATCCTGATGTACAATACGATACCATTAGACGTCAAACTGAAGCTGGATTTTAGTAATATGTCCAAACACTGAAGACGTTAAAAGCTGACGAATAAAAAAGAAAGGAGAAATTAATTTGTCTGATAATCAACTAAATACTGCTAAATTCTTACTATATAAAAATGGCAACACGGATATTAGTATTAATGTCATTATCTCTAACGACACTATTTGGGCAACACAAAAAACTATCGCCCAATTGTTTGGTAAGAGCATTTCGACAATTAGTAGACATATTTCAAATGTCTACGAAACCCATGAACTCAACAAGGACACGACTATTGCAAAATTTGCAACAGTCGTAAACCGAGGAATACGTGGCGAAGTAAATGATAAGGTGAATTACTATAACTTAGATATGATTATTTCTGTCGGTTATCGTGTTAATTCTATACAAGCCACAAGATTTCGCCAATGGGCTACTAAGATATTAAAAGAATATATGGTTAAAGGCTTTGCAATGGATGATGAACGATTAAAACAAGGCGAAACCCTTCTTGGTAAAGATTACTTTGAAGAGTTGCTTGAACGAGTTCGCTCCATTCGTGCAAGTGAACGTCGAATCTGGCAAAAGGTTACTGATATTTTTGCAGAGATTAGCTCTGACTACGATAAAGATAGTCCTGTGGCTCATCAATTTTATGCTAATGTCCAAAATAAATTCCACTATGCTATTACTGGTCAAACAGCTGCAGAAATAATTTCTAGCCATGCAGACCATACAAAGCCGCACATGGGATTAACCACTTGGAAGCATTCACCTAATGGTCGTATTCTGAAATCTGATACACAAGTTGCCAAAAATTATCTTGATGAAAAACAAATAAGACGCCTAGAGAGGAATGTCTCCAGTTATTTTGACTATGTAGAAGATTTGATTGAAAGACACGAAACTTTTACTATGAGCCAATTTGCTAACAGCATTGACCGATTCTTAGAATTTCGTGATTATAAAGTGCTTCAAGGTTATGGCAACATCTCAATGGCTAATGCTAAAAAGAAAGCTAGCGATGAATACACTATTTTTAATAAGACACAAAAAATCACTTCTGATTTTGATAAACAAACAAAAAAGCTTTTAGGTAAAAATAACTAACAAAAAGCCCCCAGACAGCGGCAACTGTCCAGGGGCCAGGGTTGATAAACTTTGGCGAGTACTATCAACCCTTCAATTATAGCATAATTGGAGGTTTTTTATTATGGCTTCATTTAGTAAGAAATTTGATAAATGGCAGGCACGTATTACTTGGTACGATCCTGAAGGAAATCGTCACTATAAATCAAAGAATGGATTTAAAACCAAGACATTAGCAAAAAAATGGGCTGTCGAGAATGAAAATCGTTTAAATCAAGGAATAGATATTGGTAAACAAATCAGTTTCTATGATTATTTTTGCCGTTGGGTGGAAATATATAAAGAACCTAAAGTCAGTCACGTTTCATTGGTCCGATATGAAACTACCGAGAAAGATATTAAGGCTTTCTTCGGGAATACTTATATCAAAGACATTACGCGGGTGCAATATCAGGATTTCATCAATCACTTTGGCGCTAACCATGCGCCTTCTACAGTTCAAAAAATCAATGGTTTTATCCGAGCGTGTGTAAAGTCGGCCATTTTGGATGATTACTTAATTAAAGACTTTACTCAAAGTGTGGAATTGGTTGCTAATAAAGACAGAATTAAAAAAGTTGAACACCTTAATCTTGCGGAAATTAAAAAATTAAGGCTCTGGCTAACTAAGAATCTTAATCCTGACTATACAAGTCGCTATATGATTCTCACCGCCATTTATACCGGCATGCGTTTATCAGAAATTCAAGCTATAACGTGGAAGGATATTGATATCAATAATCAAACCATTACAATATCAAAATCGTGGGATGCTATTCATAAACAATTTAAAGATACTAAAAACAAATCTTCAAAGCGAACTATTAAAATTAATCCAAGTCTTTTGGCTTATCTGTATCAACTACAGTCACACAATAATTCCATGATGGTTTTTATGAATCGCCAACACGAAATACCTACTTCTGGTTCTGTCAACAAAGCATTAAGAGTTGCCTTAAAAGAAAACAAGATAAGTAAAAATGGATTTCATTTCCACAGTTTACGTCACTCACATGTAGCCCTTTTATTAGCTAAAGGTATTGATGTTTATGCCATCTCTAAAAGATTGGGCCATTCTAATATTTCGACAACAACTAACGTTTATGCATATATGATCGATGAGTTTAAAAACAAAACTGACGACCAAATAATTAAAGCGCTAGAATCATTGTAATATCAACCAGTAGACCACTTTTGGTGCACGATTTTAATTTTTGGTGCACGGTCTGCTGATTTTTTTATAATCGTGCACCAATCGTGCACCAACTTTATAATTTTAAAGAATTTTGGAGAATTACAAAAACCCCGAAAACCTATTATAACAAGGTTTCCGAGGTTTATAAGTTTCTAACAAACTCCATTATAACGGAGAAGGAGGGATTTGAACCCTCGCGCCGCTTGTCGCGACCTACACCCTTAGCAGGGGCGCCTCTTCAGCCACTTGAGTACTTCCCCAATGGGCCTAAATGGACTCGAACCATCGACCTCACGCTTATCAGGCGTGCGCTCTAAACCAACTGAGCTATAGGCCCATACCAAAGATATACTTGGTAGAAGCGGGTAACGAGAATCGAACTCGCGACAACAGCTTGGAAGGCTGTGGTTTTAC